TTAACCAATTACCTAGATGGGTATGGGGTAATGAATATTATGGTGATAAAGATAAAGAGAAGAAAAGTATCTTTGTAAAAGATTCTCAAATTGAGGTTGAATTACCTAATGGTTCTAAGATTATTGCTGTAGCAACATCTGAGGATGCATTAAGGGGGTATACACCAACATTCCTAATCTTTGATGAGGCAGCCTTTATCGATAGAGGTGCTGATTTATATGCAGCGGCTGTAACATCGTTAGGTACTGGGGGTAGAGCGATATTAATTTCAACACCAAATGGTTATGACCCATTGTATTATAAAACTTATGAACAAGCTAAGAGGGGTGAGAACACATATAATATTATAGAATTAAAATGGTATGAAGACCCTAGGTACAATAAAGATTTAAGTTGGACCAAAAATGACGAAACCGTTAAAGAATACGAATTTAAACTTGACTCATACGCTAAAAGAATAAAAGATGGTTGGAAGCCAGCCTCTTCTTGGTATATAAACATGTGTAAGAACATGAATAACGATAAGAAGAAGATTGCGCAAGAGTTAGATGTATCTTTCTTAGGTTCTGGGGGTAACGTAATAGATGATGAATATATCGATTTCCATGAGAAGAATAATGTAACTGAACCAAAGTATGTTGATAAAACATATTATGATGGTAATAGTGGTTTAATATGGATTTGGTCTGAACCTATTGAAGGTCATGAATATATAATGGCGGCTGACGTTGCTAGAGGCGATGGGGCCGATTATTCGTGTTTCCAGATTATAGATTTTACCACGATGGAACAAGTTGTTGAATTCCAAGGTAAAATACCACCAGATAGCTTTGCTGAAGTATTACAGATATATGGTTTAAAATACGATGCATTTTTGATTGTTGATAATATTGGTGTAGGGAATACTACAACAAGTAAATTGGTTGAATTGAAATATCCTAATTTATATTATGATGAAAAAACTAAAGATAATAAAGTAGCTGGATTTAATATTAATGGTTGTAGATTACAACTAATATCAAATTTAGAGATTGCAATTAGAACAAACACTATTAAGATTAATTCAATACGATTAATCCATGAGATGAAAACATATATCTATAAAAATGGTAGACCTGACCATATGGAAGGTTATCATGATGATTGTTTGATGAGTCTTGGTATGGCTTTATGGATATTGGAATCATCATTTAAAAGTTTAAAGAAAGCAAAAGAACAGACTAAAGCTATTTTAGCTGGATGGACTGTGGGTAGTTCTGATGGAAGTACTTCAACTATAACAACCATAGACCCAATAACTAATAAGAAAGTAACTAAGATTAATCCTAATCATTCTGCGTATAGAAATGTACAAGACCCTAATGGAGATTATATGTGGTTATTTTCAGGAATGAGATAAAAACAAATAATTATGGCAAAAACTTTTTATGGGAAACCATCGATATCAGTTAGAAGCGGTGCAGCTGAATTGTATTCATTTACTGTAGGTGATAATGAAAGAACTATTACAAAGGTTGGTACTAGTGGTAATCAATCTGGTGTTGGTTGTAGTTTAAGTGAAGATTATAACGTAACGTATGCTTATGAGTTATTATTCACAAACGGACCAGATAAAAGAATACCTTATGTAGTGTGTGATTACGTAGAATAACTATTTAAATTTTCAAAGATTTAATTATAATTATAATAAAAAAAATATGGCAGATACTAAAAAAACCGTATTCCAGAGACTTAATACAATATTCGATGCTAGTGGTGTTGATTTAACTAAAGTAAATCAAACCGTTAACAAATATTCTATTGGTAATGATGTGTTACTTAAAACACAATCTAAAGAGGAATATGAAGCGGCTAAATTACAAGCACAACAAACTAAATTCTTAGGTGGTGTTTGGAGAAAAACTGAGAATGAATTAATTCAACATTCAATGCATTATGAAACAACTCGTATTGGTTCATATGCTGATTTTGAATCCATGGAATTTTATCCAGAGATTGCTGCGGCATTGGATATTATGATGGAAGAATCAACAACAGTTAATAATAAAGGTAGAGTATTAAATGTTTATTCTGATAGTAAACGTATTCAAGGTATCCTAGAGGATTTATTCTTCAATAGATTAGATTTACATGCTAGTTTACCAATGTGGACTAGAAATATATGTAAATATGGTGATAACTTCTTATTATTGAACATTGATGATAAGAAAGGTATTATCGGTGCTAGACAATTACCTAACTTTGAAATTGAAAGAAGAGAGGGTGATATTGTTCAAAATCAATATAGTGGAGAATGGACCGTTAATAACGAAGGTGAAGATGCTAAAGTTAAATTTATGTGGAGAGGTCGTGATATGGAATTCAATTCATGGCAAATTGCTCACTTTAGATTATTAGGTGATGATAGACGTTTACCATACGGTACATCAGTATTAGAGAAGGCTAGACGTATTTGGAAACAATTACAGTTATCAGAAGATGCAATGTTAGTATATCGTGTAACTAGAGCACCAGAAAGACGTGTATATAAGATTTTTGTTGGTAATATCGATGAACAAGATGTTCCACAATATGTTGATGATATTGCAAATAGGTTTAAAAGAAAACCAGTTATTGACCCACAGACTGGTCAGATTGATTTAAGATATAACCAATTAGCTAATGACCAAGATTATTTTATTCCAGTAAGGGATGAAAATGCTGCTACACCAATCGATACATTACAAGGTGCATCTAACTTGGACCAGATTGCTGATATTCAATACTTACAAAGAAAATTATTTACTGCGTTACGTGTGCCTAAAACTTTCTTAGGTTTTGAGGAAGCTACTGGTGATGGTAAGAACTTAGCTATGCAAGATATTCGTTTCTCAAGAACTATTAATAGAATCCAACAAGCAATGATTGTTGAGTTAAATAAGATAGCAATTATCCATTTATATATGTTAGGATTTGAGGATGAGATTTCTAATTTTAACTTATCGTTAAATAACCCATCCACTCAAGCTAAGATGTTAGAGATTGAACAATTACAAGCTAAAATGACATTGTATAAAGATGCAGTATCTGAAGCTGGTAATGGATTCATGGGTATGTCTATGACTAGAGCTAGAAGAGATATTTTAGGATGGTCTGATGAAGAAATTAAGAAAGATTTCTTAGAACAAAGATTAGAGAAAGCAGCAGCTGCTGAGATTGAGAATACATCGGCAGTAATTAAACATACTGGTATGTTTGATGAAGTTGATGGTATCTACGGTGATATTAATGCTGCAATTGCTGGTGCTAGTGCTGGTGAAGGTGGTGGAGATACTGGAGGCGGTGGATTCGGTGGAGGCGGTGGCGGCTCTATCGGTGGTGGACTTGGAAGTGACTTAGGTGCGCCAGAAGGTGGTGAACCAGAAGGTGGGGAACCAGTACCAGAAGGTGGTGAAGAAGCACCAGCTGAAACTCCAGAAGCGGCACCAGAAGAAACGTTAGCTGAACAAATTAAGAAAACTAACCAATTATTGACTGAGAATACTAAGGAATTGAATCAAAGAAAAGATAAATACAGTAAAATGTATGTAAATCGATTAATTGATAATATAGAGCATAAAGAAACTATCATTAATGAAAGAGTTGCAATATATGATAAATCACTTAAAATCAATGAAGATATAAACGGAATGATTAACGATATAGATAATATGTTAAAGGATTAATCCTTTAACATATTCTAATAATATTTATAATTAAATTAAAACCATGAATAAAAACGTAAAAAATTTTGGTAAGATTAAGAATACTTATAATACAATCTTAGTTGAGTCAATCACATCTAAAAAAGATGAGAATAAATCAGTATTTAAAAAATACATTAAAACAATTAAGAGTGATGAAATTCTTAAAGAGCAATTTTTAATTTTCAATAACATTGAGAATAAAGTTGAGACTGATAGAGCTAAAGCTACAGAGTATGTAAAGGAGTCAATAGCTTTACTATCAAAATACCCTAAGCAATCAATCATCGAATCAAACGCTAAATTATTCAATGATATAGTTTGGGAATTTGATGCTGATTATGATAAGAAAGATTTACACGAGGCAATTACTACATTAGTATTTACTGATAGAAAAGCAAACACTTTAGATGCAATCCTTGAGGCTACTGATAAAGTTGTTGATTATATTATCAATAATAAAACTAAAGAGATTAATGAAGGGTTAGATATCCCTAATAGTCTTTTAATATCATTAAGTGTTGGTAACTTTAATGAAGAATATAAAGATTTATCTGAATCTGAAAAGGCTATTGTATCTATAATGATTGAATCTACTCCAGAAGAGAAAGAGAAATTATTCAAAGATACTAACGATGAGTGTTTATCATTGATTAATAACAAGTTAGAAGAATCAGATATTAACGCTAAAGAGAAATTACTATCAGTTAAAGAACGTTTATTAAACCAAGAATTTAATAAAGATAACTTTATTAAGGATATTACTAAGTTAGTTGAATTAAAGGAAACACTTAAGAACTAAGATACCAGGTTGACTTTTTTTAATTATGCATTATATTAATTAAAAAAAAGTAAATATGTTAGTAAAAAAAGGAAAACAAATGAAGTTAGAAATGTTCGATAACTATAATGTGAATCTAGGAACAGTTGATAATAAAAACCCAAAGGCATTATACATAACAGTATCAGCTTGGGGTAAACCAATTAACTTAGACGATGATAATTACACTATCGCAATTAAGAAGTTAAATAAGGATATTAAAAAGAAGGTATACGAAGCTTTACCTAAGAACTTATTTGACGGAAATAGAACTATTGTAGATTTTGAAATAAAGGAATCTGGTATTTCAAATGAGCGAAGAAGCTATATGAATTGTGAAATAACATTGTATAAATTGAATAATTTTAAAATACAAAGTAATTTAATTAACGATGCGGTTAAATCGGTTACAGCTAAAGTAATCACTGAAGTATTTGATTTAAACCCATATTTTACATTCCATAAAACAAAAAAATAAATAATAATCTCTTTTTAGGAACCTCTATATTAATTTATAGAGGTTTTTTTGTTTGTATCACATATTTATTAATAAAATATTAATATGTCCGATATAAAAATATTAAAGGCTGGTCAATCTGGATTTGGATTTCTAATTGAATCTGACGCTGGTTTTATTAGTCCTAGTGATAATAGAAATAAACCTTTCATCACTGAGATGAAAAAATTAGATAGTGGTTCACATCCAAGTATGCACGAACCATTAATTGTATATGTAGTATTACAAAAATGGGGAGTTAAAAACCGTAATGGTAGAATTTATCCAAAGAACATATTAGAACGCGAAAACGATAGATACCAAGAATTAATTAGAGATAGAAGAGCTATTGGTGAATTAGACCACCCAGAGTCTTCTATTATCGCTGGTGATAGAATATCACACAATATCACAGAAACATGGTGGGAGAATAAAACATTAATGGGTAAAATGGAAATCTTAATGTCTCCAGGTTATATAAACTATGGTATTGTATCTACTAAAGGTGATGAAGTTGCAAACTTACTTAGAAATAATATTATGATTGGAGTATCCTCAAGAGGGGTTGGTTCATTAAGAGAAGTTAATGGTGAACAAGTTGTTCAAGAAGACTTTGAAATTATATGCTGGGATGTCGTAACTGCACCAAGTACGCCAGGTTCATGGATGTTTAAGGATAAGTCTGAAGCTAGACCATTTAAAGAGTCAGTAGAGGGTAGAACAGATTTATTAAGTGATGGTCTTGATAAATTTTTATTAGACTAATAAAAATATTTTTAAAAAAATAAATTTTTTTTATTAAAAAAAGATTTTTACAATAATAACACATATTTATTAACAAGTGGTAAGACTATAATCACTATTAATAGATTATAAATAATAAATAAAAAATAAAAAAGAGATGGCTGATAAAGACAAATCAATTATTGAACGTGCAATCTTGGATGCGAAAAGAATTCAAGAGGCGTTAAATGCCAATACAAAAGAAATACTTCGTAGCGTAGCTAAAGAAGAAATTGATGGTATCGTGAAAGAATCTTTACAAATGGAAGATTTATATGAAGTAGAAGATGTTGCTGAAGCTGAAGAAGAAGAAGAAGTAGAAGATACGGAAGCTCCTGAATCTGAAGAAGAGGAAGAAGAAGAAGTAGAAGATGCTGAAGAAGATTCAGAGGAAGAAGAAGAAGACATTGAAGATTTAGACTCAGAAGAAGGTGATGACCTTGAAGGTAATTACGATGGTGGAATGGGTGCTATGGCATCAGGTGACGAGTTCGAAATGGATATGACTGATGCATCAGATGATGATGTTATCGCAGTTTACAAAAAGTTAACTGGTGATGACGAAATTGAAGTTGTATATGATGCTGAAGATGATGAGTTAGAAGTTAAAGTTACTGAACCAGGTGATTTCATTGTAAAAAATGTATCTAAAGGTGCTGGTGCTGAAGCTGACGATTTTGAAGGTTCAGACGAATTCGGTTCAGAAGAAGGTTTAGATAGCTTCGAAGATGATTCTGAAAATGAGGATGACCTTGACGAAATGATGTATGAAATCGAAATGGAAGAAGGTGAAGACTTAATGGAAGAAGAAGTTAACGAAGAAGAAGAAGAAGAAGAAGAAGAAAAATTAGAAGAAGGCGGTGGTCGTAATCTTTCTAATGGTAGAAATCAAACTCTTAAACCTGATAATTTCCCAAAGAGTCTTAAACGTGATGCTGTTGATGAGTCAACTGTATCTAAAAAAGCTCTTACTGAATCAGAAAATAAATATAAAGCATTATTAACTGAAGCTAAAGAACTTAAAGGTAGAAATGAAGAATACAAAACTGCTCTTAAGACTTTTAGAACAATGTTAGCTGAAACAGTTGTTTACAATTCAAACTTAACTTATGTAACTAAGTTATTTATGGAACACTCAACTACTAAGGATGAGAAACAAACTATCCTTAAAAGATTTGATGAAGAAGTATCAACACTTAAAGAGTCTCAAAGACTTTATAAAACTATCGTAAACGAATTATCTTCTAAAGCTCCTATTAAAGAGTCAATTGATAAAACGATTACTAAAGACGTTGCTACTGGAACATCTAAACAATTAAATGAGTCGACTGCATATATCGACAAAGAAACATCTAGAATAATGGACTTAATGAGAAGAGTCGAAAATAGATAATAATAACAAATAATAATAAAATAAAAATAAATAATTATGTCACAATTATTAAATTCAGGATTAGTTGGTAACATTGGTTTAAACCACATGAAAGCTATCCGTACACAAACTCAACAAAAATGGGAGTCTTTAGGATTCTTAGAAGGGTTGAAAGGTCACGTTAAAGAAAACATGGCTCAATTATTCGAGAACCAAGCTGGTTCTTTATTGACAGAATCTACAACTACTGCATCTTCTGGTGCTTTCGAAACTGTAGTATTCCCTATCGTAAGACGTGTATTCTCTAAATTGTTAGCGAATGACATCGTATCTGTACAAGCAATGAACATGCCAATTGGTAAATTGTTCTTCTTCGTTCCACAAACATCTTCTAGAGTTGATGCTAATGGTAACGCTGGTGATGCTTATGCTAACCCAATCTATTCTGCACATACTGGTATGGCTGCTCAAGGGCTTCCTTCATGTGTAGTTGGTGCTGGTTGTGTTGTTACTCCATTCTTAGCTAAAAATCTTTATGATATTTACTACAATGATGGTTTATTTGACCAATCTAAAGGTACATTGACTATTAAAGTTGGTACTGGATTCTTCGCAACATTATCTGCTGCAAGTGTATTCGCTGATTTAGCTTCTGCTACTAAAATTTCTGCTTTAGCTACTGCTACTGACGGTTCTTTAAGAAGTACTATCGTTAAATTATCAGGTTTCTCTTCTACTAACCCAGGTAAATTAACTGGTCCAGATGGAAACGAACAAGATACTGAGTCTTTCTTAGCTTCTTTAAAAGTAGTTAATGGTGCTACTGCATTAATTGACCGTGATGCTGATGTAGTTATCGCTGGTTCTGCTGAAGTTCCTTTCAGATTAGTAACTCAAAAATATGGTAAAGGTATTGTTGATAAAAATTCTGTAACTGACGCTAATGGTGTTATTTACTTAGAATTAGATTTAACTCACCCTATCAAACAAGGTGGTACTCAATCTCATGATGGATATGTAGGGGTTAACGCTGCTGCATCTACAATGTCTGCATTGACTATTGCTGATTTCGCTTTCTCTTGGGGAGAATACGCATCTTTAGAATTAGAAACTGAAATGGGAGAAATCTCTTTCAAATTAGACGAAGTTGTTGTTTCTGTTGAAGAAAGAAAATTACGTGCTACTTGGTCTCCAGAGCTTGCTCAAGACGTTAGTGCATTCCACAACATCGATGCTGAAGCTGAATTAACAGCTATGTTATCTGAACAAGTTGCTGCTGAGATTGACCGTGAAATCTTAAGAGATATCCGTAAAGCTGCTGCATGGCAATTACGTTGGGATTACAATGGATGGAGAAAAGCTACATCTGTTGCTGTACCATACACGCAAAAAGATTGGAATCAAACTTTAATTACTAAAGTTAACCAAATTTCTGCTCAAATTCACAAATCTACATTAAGAGGTGGAGCTAACTTTATCGTAGTATCTTCTGAGATTTCAGCTGTATTTGACGATTTAGAATACTTCCACGTATCTGATGCTAACCCAGAGCAAGACCAATACAACATGGGTATCGAAAGAGTAGGTTCATTATCTGGTCGTTACCAAGTATACCGTGACCCATATGCTCCTTCTTACTCTATGATTATTGGACATAAAGGTAAATCATTGTTAGACACTGGTTACATCTACGCACCATACGTGCCAATGCAATTAACTCCTACAATGTATAACCCTTTCAACTTTGCTCCAGTTAAAGGAATCATGACTCGTTACGCTAAGAAAGTGGTTAATAACCGTTTCTATGGTCACATCAGAGTAGATGGTTTACAAACATTTAACATCGCTGAGTTGAGATAATCAACTGTAGAATAAATTAAAAGGCTAGATTAACTTCTAGCCTTTTTGTTTTTAAGAGATATTTATTAGTATGAAAGGATTTATTAAAAAGTTATTGAGGGAAGGATTGAGACAACCTGATGAAATTGATGCAATGAAAAGGTTAATTGACTTTTATAAAAATAAAAGTGAATTATCTGTTTATGAGAAGGCCTCATTAGACGCATGGGAAGAAACATTAAGACGAGTTATTTCAAGTAAGGAACAAGCTGAATTATATGCAAGAAGTTCTAATAGTAATTCTAATAAAAATATTGAAACTAAACCTTTAGAACGCACAGAATTAGTTAACTTATTTACAACAGCATTAGAAGGTGGTTCTAATTATTGGTATTATATTAAACATCTACCTAAAGATGTTAAGTATGATATGCAACACATGGGTGTACATGGTAGTAAAGCAATTAGTAAATATTTATTAGGTGGAGGTAAAATGTATTTCTATGATAAAGATGAGAATATTGGTAATGATTCTGATGATGGATATGAATATATGAATGAAAAGGGTTATTTGGGTTATGTTGATATTGATAAAATATTAGATAGTATTAATTTATTAAAAAATAAATATAGTGAAATACATTATAGAATTTTAAATGGCCAGTTTGATGCAGATGACGCAGACGTATTTTTACAATTATGTGTAATGGGAAAAGTTAAATACGGTTAATTTTATTATGAAAGGATATATTAAGCAGTTATTAAGAGAAGGGTTATTTGGTGAAAAAGATTTTCCTGACGTAGAGATGATAAACCATGGTAAAGTCGTTGATGAATCGATAGAAACTAAAGATATGACTTTAAAATTATATAGAGGTGTTAGTACTCATGAAGGTGGTAAGAACCCAGAATTAGTTGAGTATGATAAAGAACATTATATTTTAAAAGTTACTAATTTCCCAGATAAATTAATTTGGTTCACTAGAGATGAAGACTTTGCTAACGGATATGCTGGCTTGGCTTTAATAACATACGAATTACCAGTAGTTAAACATATTAAAGTATTAACATATGAAGATGGTCATAAAGAAAATGATTTTTTTTATGGAAATAAAGATATAAAATCAGCGTATGGTAGAGGTATAATAAGTGCAGAAACTACTAGCGATTCACCATTATATTTTGGAATTGAATTACCAAACCATTGGTATTGGTCATATAAGGATGAGAAACATATTGTATGTAACTCTGATTTAATAATACCTAAAAGAAACGTGAAAATTAATTAATAATCTTCATCACTATCACCATGCCAGTTGGTTATCTTAATAAGAGCTTCTTTCTGGTTTGCTTTCATGTCTAAAAGTAATTTACGTACTTCTCTCCCTAAATCCATATCATTAGGGAACTCTTTAGTTAAATCTTTAATTTTATCAATTGTATCCATAGTAGTTATTTTTAACAAATATAGTTATGTTTTTTTAAAAAATCAAGGTTATTGTGATATTCTTAAATCAGATTGAGATACTATATCAAAACTAATTGATTCTCTAACCGTATTAACTTCTAAATTAGATTCTACTTTAATATCTAAGTAATATGTATTAGGTAATAAACTTTGTGTATCCAATAAGAAGTAATTAGTGTTATTAGTCATTTCTACATCTTGGAAATCAATCACAGTATATTCATTCCTACCTTCTTTAACGTATAAACGGTATTTAAGCGAATCTAACGACTGTTTTTGCTCTATTGTATATGGAATTCTAGCTGATACTAGAACCTTTCTTATATCACCTCTTTTAATCTTCTCATCACGTCTTATTCCAGTAACTGTAACACCAAATGGTTTAGGTAAATCATCTGAGTCACCAATATTAAAATAACCCATACTATCTTTAAGTACAAAATCCAATTCGATATTAGGTCTTGTAACACCATTGATAACTACGTTTTTCCATACATCATTAAACATTAAGTCTGGAAATTCAGATGTAGTCGTTGGTATGTTTATATTGATTGAATAAACACCTTTAGTTACATGAGTAACTTGGTTACTAGTAAATGCTTGATATAATACTTCATTAGCATCATAGACATCAACATTAGGTATTGAATCCAAGTTAGTTGGTGTACCAGCTAAGTTAACGTATAAGTATAATTTATTAGTTTTATCTAAAAAGAAATTATGTCTATCATCTTTAATATGATTAGTATAAACACTTTCGACAAATGGTTCGTA